ATTATTTGCTTTTAATTTTTCTCTAATTATAGAATTCATTGAAGAAAATATCTTGATATCCAACAAATCTTCAACTATCTCTCTTCTATGTGCAGTAGATAATTGCATAAAAGGGACAAAAGATGCACTTCCTAATATTACAATTTGAGTAAAAGATTTATAATTTAGTTTTAAGACTTGTTTTTCTAACCAATCTTGTTGATCATTATTGGATGCCAATTGGTCAATTAACTTACCATCCCTATAAATTTCAAATATTGCTGGTTTAATTCCTCTTCTAATCAACCAATTTGAATTTGATGCAAGAAATTCTATCTCGACCAAACACTCTTTTTCATTTGTTGAGTTAATTAATTGATTTTTTGTAATTTTTCTAAATGCTTTATTGAATAACACAAAACACAATGCATCCAAAAGTGTGGATTTGCCACTGCCATTGCTTCCGATTATTAGTGTAGTATTAGTTTCTCTTAAATTTATCTCTGTAAAATTATTCCCTGTTGATAAAAAATTACGAAATCTTATTTTGTCGAAGATAATCATTGGTTCTAGGTGGAATTACAAAGTCATTATTGGTAATTATAACATAATTATATTCATACATCTCACAAGTTTTAACTGCTAGGTCGCCATCAACTTCAACAACTGCCATTGGGGGGTAATCTTCTGCCTCTAGGAGTCCTGCATATCGTTCCGCATCATCTTCTTCCTCAAAGAAGTAGACAAATTGCTCTCCATCTTCATCTAAAACTGCATAAGCACCTTCGTCTTCTTGCCCCCTAATTGCTAATATATACATCTCATGGCAAACTATGTTTTTTCTATTTATTAAAATACTATTCTATTTCTAATGCTTCATTGTAAATATCTTTTATAATTTTTTTTACAATATTTTTATTCAATTTAAATTCAGAATCTTCAACATATCCATTCAATATACTCAAAGTGTCCTCAATGTCACTTTCAGTATATTGATAATTTGAATCATCAATATCTAAGATTTCCGAAATCTTTAACTCTATAAATGAACATTTAGTTAGTTCATCTAGAAAAAGATCAAATTTCTTTTGATTTGTTTTTTTTCTTATAATTAATTTTATTATCTTATCCTTATATTTTTGGGGAGAAATTTCTTCTACACTAGAATCTTCGTAGTAAATTTTTTCAAATATAGTATAAGGATTTTCAACAAAATTTAATTCTAGTGTTTCGGTATCGAATATATTAAATCCCCTTCTATCATTATAATCATTCCAAAACATTTGATATGGATTTCCCAAATAGAATATTTTTCCATCATCACTACGAGTGTGATAATGTCCAGAAAAAACTCTATCAAATTTCTCAAATATTTTTTTATCCAACCCATGAGGTTGCAGTTGTCCAGGAAAAACAGAAAACCCCTTAAGTTCCAAGTGCCCAAATACAACTTTAGATTTTGTTTCTTCCAATAATGAAAAGATAGTTTCTTGATTTTCTGGACAAATCCAAGGAAGAAGTAAGATATCAAGTCCATTAATTGATACTTCTTTTGGATTTGAAATATTAACTATATTTTCATATTCATCCAATAAAAGTTCTATCGAGTTTACTTGGTTAGTATTTTTATAGTAAGTATCATGATTTCCAACAATACTATAAACTGTTATTCCCAAATCTCTAAATTTATTGTAAACATTTTCCTTTGCCCATTTCAGTGCCCAATAATCTACCCCTTTACGATTATCAAAGGCATCTCCCAAATGGATAACTGTCGTTATATTATTTTTTTCTAAGTAAGGAAAAAATACTTTGCTATAAAATTTAGCAAAGTAGTCATGAAAATTCTTATTTGCTTTTTTAAAATTATAATGAGTGTCAGTTATTAAAGCAATTTTCATTGATATAATTTAATTTGAATATTATCCTTTATAGTATTATACTCCGAACTATTGGTTCCGTCACCATCCACAGAAAATACTTGGTCGTATCCACCCCTTTCGATAATTTTTTCTTTAATTTCCATTTGCTTCTTCTCTTTGTGGATTCTCCTCAAAAATGCATAGTATACAATCTGAGTGAAATATGCAAATGGATTTGTTCTTTCCGTATCGAAATTATTGATGTAGTGAACGCAATTTTCTACTCCATCACTAATCATATCTTCCCTGAACATATAATTCACGAAATTGGGACGATATGACAAATGATTTGCAATCTTCAAAAAGCAATCACCCAAATAATTAGAAATTCTTGGAGGAGGTAGACCTTTTTTCTTAGCTAAATCTACTTTCTTTTTATGCTCAATAAGAGCCAAATGAAATTCCTTATTATTTACGTAATGGGGATTTTTTCTTTCCTTACTCATTATTTAATTAACTTTTGTTTATGGTTTAAATTATACCATGATGAAGTGGAGATTGACAAGGACCCACAATAGCATGTAAAATAACTCTGTGGAGTTTGATAACTATATAATATCTAATTTTCTAGTTTATAGAGTTTCTCTAGATAAATTCTTGCATCAGCAATAGATGATAGATACCCCATGTTTGATGTGGGTTTTGCTGGTCTAGATTTTTTATCTTTACCTTTGATATATTTATCATGCATCTGTATGAGGTCTGGATCTCTTACTTCGGACATAGTTAATATCTTATCCATGTTAAGAATAAACATTGAATCGTCCGTAAACTTAATCCATGGATTTATTTTAAATCCTGTAAGTCCTATTTGTTTTAAATTCACTGTTTGTATTGTAACAGGATTATCTAAAATTAATATAATTCTTTCATCTTCCTCGCAAGGACAAACCTTTGAAAAGATTTCTTCTCCTGATATTAATTTAATAACCGCATAAAATTCTTCTTCCATGTTTATAATTACTCTTTAAAGTTAATTTGTAGTACTTCATAATTAAAATTTTCTTCGTTATAAATTTTAATTCTTTCTATTAAATGATTTAATGTGTAATTTTTTTTAGACTTATAAGTAATGTCATCAGCAATATCATATAAAATTGCTTTTGATTTATTATCACCCTTTCTTAAAACTCTTCCGATTGATTGGAGATTGCGGATTCTAGACTTTGAAGGTGAAGCAAAAATAACATTATGCAAATTCTTAATGTTAATTCCTGTACTAAAAGTTCCATAGGATGCCACAATAATAGCATTACTTTCTTTCTCAGTAATTTCTCTAACTTTTTCCCTTTCTTCTGTGTCAACACCACCATGAACAAAGAATATTTTTCTTTCTTTTGATGCAGAACTATTTATTAAATTAAAGATAGGGACTCCGTGAGTTTCTACTCTATTGAAAAGAATTAAAGTATTCCCCTTTAAGTCCAAGGAAAGATTTTTAATAAAATTATTTCTTTTTTTATGATTAATTAAATACTGTATTTCTTCCTCATACTCATTAAATTGGTGCTCATTGTGCTTTAGTAAAAGTACTTTTATCTGTAATTTGGATAAATGTCCTTGTTCTATAAGTTCTTTTGTTTGAGTTACTTTATACGATGGACCAAATAAACCCTCTAATACCCATTTATGAGTTTGTGAACCATCTAATGTTCCAGTAAATCCAAATCTATACTTAGTATTATCCATTTTTGTCATAATATTAACTAGAGATTTAGATTTGAATTGATGTGCTTCGTCACCAATTACAACATCAAAAGATTCATAAAAAGTTCTTGGGAGTTTATAAATTGATTGCCAAGTAGTGATTACTACTGGACATTTATTTGTTTTCTCACGACCACTATAAATTCTATGGCAATAGTCTTCAGCATTCCATCCATAATCCTGAAAATCTTTGAACATTTGCTCAACTAAAGATGTCGTTGGGACAATTAGAAGAGTCTTTTCATTCTTTTCTGCAAAATATCTAACTATGGAATAAATCATTAAAGATTTTCCAGAAGCAGTTGGTGATATTAATAGTTTGCGATTATATTTAAGAGCATCATACACTGCATCAATTTGATAATCTCTTGGTTTATGTTTTGAGATTCTGAACATAAACTCTTTTACACCTTCATAAGAGATATATTCATTCTCTTCGAATGGTGTTCCATAAAATTTATTATTTTCAAATTCAATTTTGTAATTTGATTTTTTTGCCCAGGATATAACTTTGTCTAAAAGTCCAACATATATTTCTCCACTTGCGATAGAAAATAATCTTATTTTTCCATCCCAATATTTGCTTCTATACTGGGGCATAAACTTTGCCCCAGGTACATCAAAAGTAAAATAATCACTAAGTTCGTGCTGAATATGCGGATCAGCAGTTATAGTTAGATATACTTCATTCTTTTTTCTAATTTTAATATCAGTCATATCCTGCAGTAAATCTCATAAATTCAATAGCATTTTTTATTTGGTAGGTTCTGTTTAATATTGTTTTTAGTATACTATCCAAATAATTTAACATGGTCTGGTAATATTCAATTTTTGATATGGATTTAATAATATCACCATCGGCATCCATGTATTTGTCCATATCTGGTTTTAATACTTTATGATCAAATGGTTTTTCTATATAAACTTCTGGTTCTGCCTTTCCAGAGTAATACATCCACTTTTCTTTTTTTAATAATTTAAATTTATTTTCTTCTAGTTTTTTAAGTAAAAGAATATTATTATATATTTTGTAATACTTTGCATGTAATGAGGGTATTTTTATTGACTCGGAATGTAAATTATCTGGATCTATTTTAGAATCTTCTTCCCATAATGTTTGGATTTCTTCAAGGTTCATGCTTCAAATTTTTTAATATCGTAAATTGTGTATTTAAATGTAACTTGTGCCGTTACATAATTGGCATTTGAATCTTTTGCGTCAAAGGAAATTGTCGATAGTGAAACTGGAAATAATCCTTTAAAAATTACGTTCGCAACTGGTTGATAATTGCTGTTATATACGACAAGAGTTCCATCAGATTGCCCAGAAAATGCAGTTTGTTTGCCTGGAGTTAATTTATCTTCTTCTAAAAGGTTTTTGTATTCTGATATTTCTGATGGGTAACCAAATCCTCGCAACCAGTTGTGTATTAATAGATAATTCTCCAATTCTTCATCAACAATAAAATCTAAAGAAAAATCGTCATAAGATAATTTATCTCCAGGAATTGGCACATCCTTCAAATATGTTGGTTGAATTGCCACTCCTAAATTTATTGATGGAATAAGTGCAGTATTAGAAAAAAAATCAACTTTTGGATTTTTTGCCAGAGTAAATTTAAATCCAGTAGTCGTTAAAAAATTTCTATTACTTATTTGCTTTTGTAAAGGTAATAATACTTCCGACACTTTAAAATTCCAAAATTATTTTTAACTATTTATTTGCATAAAAAAAGGGGAGTCTTTCGACCCCCCTCAATTTCCTTAGTGATGAATCACATTAGGTTGTCAACACGTACTCTTCTGTAGTAACGGTTGCTGTTTGCCTGGAGACGACCTAGACCTGCGTTAGTGCCTTCTGCAAATGGGTTTGCTACGATGCCATAACGGGTCTTAAAGCCAATCTTAGGTTGGAAGCTATTCTCACCAACTGCACGTACCATCTGGAGAGGTACATATGGGCAGTAGAAGAGACCAGCATCATAAGGTGAAGAACCCTTGTATCCTACAACGTAGTACTGGTTGGCACTGTTGTTTGCTGCATATGGGTCAATGTAAACCTTGTAACGACCGTTTAGAACACCTGCGAAAGTGTTTCCAGTGTCATCAACGTTGAGGTTTGCATTGAGTGCAGGAGTGTAGTCAAGTAGACCAGCATGAGTTAGTGCTGAAGCAACGTCTGCTGAGCACATGATCATGTTGCCCTTTCCTCTACGAGTTCTTTGTGCAATCTGGTTTGCATCACGCTCGATTTGGAAGATAAGACC